ACAGACGGCAACGTGGCGGCTAATATCTTCTACCTAAAGACGCAAGGAGGCTGGAAAGAAGACCAGCCAGAAGCGCAAGAGATACCACCTATTAATATTGTCTTGGATAGTCGTGCAATTAACCCTTCCTCAGAGTGAAATATGGCTTAGTACAAAACGCTTCCGATCAGTCGTGGCCGGACGCAGATTCGGTAAGAGTTATTTAGCGGCTGCTGAGTTATTAAGAGCCGCAGTGTCAGGCAAGAATAAAAACTGTTTCTATTGCGCCCCAACATACGGAATGAGCAAGGAAATAGAATGGCAAATCTTGCTTGATATGATTCCAAATTCTTATATTGATAAGACTAACGAAACCAGTTTGACCATTAGACTAATTAACGGATCAAGCATTGCGCTAAAGGGTGCTGAGAAGCCCAACAATCTAAGAGGGAGGGCGTTAGACTTTGTTGTCCTCGATGAGTTCGCAGATATGCGTCCGGAGGCATGGTTTGAGGTTCTAAGGCCATCGCTGTCGGATCGCCATAGTGAGGATGATCCAACAAGAGCCTTGTTTATAGGCACACCCAAAGGCCGCAATCACTTTTATGATCTCTGGGCTAAAGGCGTTGATGGTGCTGATGGTTGGGAGAGTTTTCAATATACAACCGTACAAGGCGGCAATGTTTTACCCAGTGAGGTAGAGCAAGCCAAAGCTGATCTTGATGAACGAACATTTTCTCAAGAATATCTCAGTGAATTTGTGACCTATTCTGGGTTAATTTACTGGGCTTTTGACCGAGCAACATCCCTTGTCAAGGCAGAGGATGATGGTGGTGTCTTACACATCGGAATGGACTTTAACATAGACCCTATGAGTGCTGTCATTGCACAACGCAGGGGTAGTGATCTCATCTGCATAGACGAGGTGGTTATCTATGGCTCAAACAGCGATGAGATGGCTAAAGAGATACATCAACGCTATCCCAATCGACAGATCATTATTTACCCTGACCCGGCTGCAAGGCAAAGAAAGACATCAGCAGGGGGTCGAACAGACCTATCTATATTACAGAACAGTGGCTTTATGACTAAGGCCAAGAAAGCTCATCCTGCTATCCGTGACCGCATTAACGCTGTCAATTCACGGCTCAAGACCGGGGATGGGAAACGACATCTGTTTTTTACTGAGAACTGTAAGCAAACCATCAAATCATTAGAGCGGCAGACCTACAAAGAAGGTACAAGCCAGCCTAACAAAGATGATGGTTATGACCACATGAACGATGCTCTTGGCTACATGGTTGAGTATCTGTTTCCAGTTAAAACAGACTATCAAATTGAACAGCCTACGCGGTGGACATAAATGGCAACAACTAACATTGAACATACACATCCGCTGTATGACCTAAATAAAGATCAATGGCGCTTCTACGTCAACAGCTATCTTGGTGGGAAGGACTATCAAGATGGTAATTACCTCTCCCGCTATATCAACGAGGATGTTGATTCATACCTGCGTAGAATTGATCTTACGCCAATGGACAACCACTCTAAGAACGTCATACACATCTATTCTTCGTTCTTATGGCGCGTACCACCCACTAGAACCTTTAACGCCCTAGCTGGCAATGTAACCCTTGATCCGTTCATGAAGGACTGTGATCTTGATGGTCGCTCACTAGATACGTTTATGCGTGAGGCACAGGTGTGGGCATCTGTCTATGGTCACGTTTGGTTGATGCTGGATAAGCCTAAATCTAATGCGGGTACAAGAGCCGAAGAGTTAGCCCAAGAGATACGCCCTTATATAACCATGTTTACCCCGGATAACGTCTTAGATTGGAAGTGGGAGAGAACCCCTAGCGGTCGATTTAAGCTGTGTTATCTAAAGGTCTTAGAGTCAATCGTATATAACGATGATCAAGAGCAGGAAACTTATTACAGGGTATGGTACGAAGACACGATTGAGTCGTGGAAGTTAGCCGATGGTGATGAGATTCTGATTGAGTCTTTAGACAATCCATTAGGTAATATCCCCGCTGTGTTCCTGCCTTCTCAAAGATCATCAACACGCGGTATTGGTGTGTCTGATCTATCTGACATTGCCTATATCCAGAAAGCGATTTACAACGAACTGAGTGAGATTGAACAGCTTATACGAATTGCTAACCACCCCACCCTGATTAAAACCTTTGGCACAGACGCTAGTGCAGGGGCAGGGGCGGTCATCAATATGCCTGATGACATGGATGCGACTTTAAAACCGTACCAAATGCAGCCTAGTGGTCAGAACCTAGACGCGATTCGAGCATCAATCACCGATAAGGTAGAAGCAATCAATAGACAGGCTCACATGGGTGCTGTGCGCGGTACTGCTGCTGTCACCTCATCAGGTATTGCGTTGCAGACTGAATTCCAAATGCTTAACGCAAAGCTATCGGAGAAAGCTGATATCTTAGAGTTAGCAGAGGAGCAGTTGTTTATGCTGTTCTGTGAGTGGCAAGGCGTTACCCCTGACGTTGAGGTTAGCTACCCTGATTCCTTTGATCTAAGGGACTATGACAAAGAACTGACGTTCTTGCAGCAGATGCGAGCCAGTGGCGTTAGATCAGTCACATTGATGCAAAACATTGATATGCAGATTGCTGATCTAGTCCTTGATGATGAGGCGTTAGCCAAAGCGCACACTGAGATCGAAGAAAGCACAGCGGTATTAGGTGACTTCTCTGATAAGACTCAGATATACAGCTATCACATTGATGCTGGTGTTGTAAGTCCTAATGAAATAAGAGAGAAGATTGGCCTTGAGCAAGTGCAAGGTGGTGACGTACTGATTGAGCCGAAGGAAGAAAGCGCGAATTCAGGCGGCTTCTAAATGTCGGCAGAATCCGAATACTCTGATCTGCTTGATCGGTTAGCCGATAAGCATCAAGAGCGTATTGCCGCAGCATTGCAAGAGTTAGAGGAAAGGGTTGCTGAGTTAATGGCATCAGCACCGCTTAGGGATGGTGAGTTGTTTGATCTTGAATGGGCGCTATCGGCTAGACCAGAGCTAAGAAAGCTAATCGATGATATCTATCTTGCAGAGGTAAATGCGAGCATAGCGCAATACAAGAACGTATCAGCCTCCGCTCTATCCATGCTCAAGACCTATGGTGACTTTACCAACGTCGATGCCACCGTGATTAATCAACTACAGCGGCTATCGTTTCAAGGCTTTGAAGCCATTGCTGCTGAGTATCTGGATGTTCTAGCGACTGAAATCTATCAATCAACCCTAACAGGTCGAGCGTTTACTGAGTCGGTTAAGAACCTCAGACAATCAATTAATGGCATCTACATCTCATCGGATTCGCTTGAGGCTAAGAAGTTAGTGGATATTGCCGCTAATGGCACAAAAGCACAGCAAGCAGTGGCTGTTGAGAAGCTACAGACTCTCTATGGCAGAGATCGCACAGGACGCAATTTAAGACGTTATAGCGTACAGATGATGCAAGACAGCCTCATGCAGTTCGATGCCTCGATTAACACCGCTATCGGTAAGGAATCAGGCGCAGAGCAGTGGAAATATTACGGCTCACTGGTGCGAGATAGCCGGGAGTTTTGCGAAGAACGTGCAGGGAAAGTGTTTACCAATGAAGAGATTGCACAGCAATGGTCAGGATCGTGGGCAGGTAAAGCTCCCGGTGATCCTTTTATTGTGCGCGGTGGTTATAACTGCCGACACCATTGGCGGCCAGTTTTTGAGGAGTAAATCATGCCAAAAGGTAAAGGAACATATGGGTCAAAAGTAGGACGACCCAAGAAGAAGAAAAAGAAAGCTAAATAACCAGTTTTAAACCACTCGAAAGAGGCACGTAACATGAGCGATGAAATCATGGCAACAGAAGCTGAGACTGAAACAGCGGCAGTAGAAACTCAGGAAAAGACGTTTACACAAGCCCAAGTAGACAAAATGATCGCAGGTCGATTGGATCGACAAACACGCAAGTTTGAAAGCCAGATTGGTGATATTGATTTAGATCAAGCCAGGCAGGTTTTAAAAGAGCGTGATGATTCCAACCTACAAGCTCAAAAAGAGCGCGGTGAGTTTGAAACTATCTTGAAGGATACGGTAAGCAAAAAGGATCAGGAAATAAACGCATACAAGAGCAAGCTGCATCAAACACTGGTAGACGGTGCTTTGTTGTCTGCGGCCTCTATTAACAATGCGGTTAATCCCGATCAAGTTTCTACTCTGCTCAAGAATCAAGTTCGCTTGTCAGAGGATGGGACTGTTGAGGTAGTAGATGGCAACAACACCCCTCGCTACAACGAGAAAGGTGATCTGTTATCTGTTGGTGAAGCGGTATCCGAATTTCTTACTGTCAATCCCCACTTTGTGAGGGCATCGGCAGGTGGTTCTGGAAGTCAGGGAAATACTGGCGGCTCAGTCCAAAAAACAATGACTCATCAAGATATGGTAGACACTTGGGAAAACGGTGGCCGAGAGGCATTTGCCGCAACCAAGCGTTAGCCAACTTGATTTAACTTAAACGAAATAGACCGCCATTTGGCGGTTTTTTTTCGCCTATTAAAAAGGTAATAATCATGGCAGCAACAACTAGCACAACTCTTGACGACCTGTTTGCGAATATCATCGCACAGGCTCGATTCACCGCTGAACAGCAGTCTCTTATGCTTGGTTTGGTAACTCCTTATAACATCGGTTCTACTCCGGGTAAGACAATACAGATACCTAAGTACCCCTCAATCGCAGCAGCGGCTTTGACTGAAGGTACTGACATGTCCTCAACTACTGTTAGCACTTCATCTGTGACTGTAACCATCGCAGAAGTTGGCGCACAGGTATTGCTTACTGATCTAGCGCGTGACGGACACGGCAACCCTGCAACTGAGCTAGGAACTGTTCTTGGTTCAGCTATTGCTAAGAAAATGGATCAAGACCTTCTTGCTCTGTTTGATGGGTTCTCAACTTCTCTAGGAAGCGCAGGAACAGAAATTACTGTTGCTGACATCTTCAAAGCTGTTGCGATCCTTCAGAACAACAACGCGCCAGGTTCTTTGGCCGCTGTTATTCACCCTTACACTGCGTACCAGTTGAAGGCTAACTTGACCAACACTTTCGCCAACCCTAACGGTGGCGATGCTCAGAACGAGGCAATGCGTAGTAGCTTTGTCGGTTCTTTGGGCGGTGTTGATATCTTCCAGTCAAGCAACCTAACTGTTGACGGTAACGATGATGTGAAGGGCGCTGTATTCTCTCGCGAAGCACTAGCGATTGCATTAAAGCGTGACTTCCAAATCGAAACTCAGCGTGATGCATCCTTACGTGCCACTGAGCTTAATGCAACTGCCGTTTACGGTGTTGGTGAGCTTGATGATACATACGGTGTTGAGTTGTTCTTTGACGCGGCTGTTTAAGTAGTAAAGACAAGCCTCATCCTTTCGGGGGTGGGGCTTTTTTATTGGAGTATTTATGGCATTTTCAAGCGATGGGGATTTGATGGATATCATCCCAGATATCCTAAGTTTTGGTATTGATTCTTTTTCTACTGATCACGCAAAAGCGCAAGCAGATATCGAGCGCAAGATTCGTGCAGATTGGTGGGACAAAAGAGGGTTTAGCGGTGAGTTAAAACCTGCATACCTAACAGACTCGCAGTGGACTCGTGCAAATGCTTATTTAGTCCTTTGGAAGTATGCATTACCACAACTGACCAACTGGGTTGATGGTGATCGCTTTCAAGGAATGATTGATTTTTACAAGTCTCGCTTTGCAGAAGAGTTGGAGGCTGTTTTTAAAGATGGCGTTGAGTATGACGATGACAACAACGGCACGATTGATAACGATGAGAAAACCCCGATCAACGATGGTCGTTTAGTTCGATGAGTGGATTGGCTGTAAAGGTCAGATTTCAACCTAAAGATGTTTCAAAGATTCCAAAGAAGATGCGAAAGGAATTGCTGGCAAAGCGCAGATTGGCGCTGCTTAAAACAGCACAGGTTGGAGTAAGCATCATCACGGATCGCACTGCAAAGGGTGATGGCTATAAAGGCGCGTTTGAGCCTTATAAAAAAAGTTATGCAATTTGGAAAACCAAGCCAGTTAATCAGGGCGGTGGTGGTCACACCTCGACAATGCCTAACTTAAATTTAACTGGCTTTATGCTCAAAGCCATGATCACTAAAGCTAATCCAAAGCAAGCAGTGATCTTTTTCAGTAATCCTAAAGACGCAAAGAAAGCCGCAATGAACGATAAGACCAGACCCTTCTTTGGCTTTAACCGGGCTGAGAAGAAGCGATTAGGTAAAGCATTTACAAGGTTTA